CTGAAACTCAATTTTCCCCGGGTGTAATAACGATAGAAAACGATCAACCTATCATTAATAATCAACCAATCCAAGTAGGGGCTGCTATAATAGGACCAACTGTTAAAGGACCTAATGAAACTCCTACAAGATGTACTTCATATTCAGACTATGTGTCTAAATTTGGAAATACTTTTACTAGTGGAAGTCAACAATTTTCCTACTTTACATCAATATCAGCTTATGATTATTTCCAAAATGGAGGTACAACTTTATTAGTGACTAGAGTAACTAGTGGTTCATTTACCCCAGCAACATCAACTAATTTACCAAATGGAATATCAACAGGAGTAATATCAACAGATCTTAATGCTCTACTTAGTAGCTTAGCAGGTGTTACAGGATCAGCAGGAACATATACAATTTCTGGTTCATCTAGTACAGGAACAGGCTTTACAGGTAGTATAACATTAACAAATGGTACTACAGTTTCTAATATAACAGCAACTAGTGGTGGGTCTGGATATGTAGCTGGAGAAGTTATAACTATCCCCTCACAATCTTTAGCATATGGAGCTGGAGCAACAGGAACAAATACAACTATAACCTTAAATGCAAGTGATATTGTTCATAAAAATACTTTTACCTTAGAAACCTTATCTGAGGGTATTATTATGAATAGTATTTCTCCATTAAACTCTGATGGTTCATTACAATCTGGAAGTATAGATAATTTAAGATATGAGATCCAATCCCCAGATATAGATGAAGGTACTTTTTCATTGTTAATTAGACAGGGAAATGATGATACTCTTAATCCTATAGTTTTAGAAACATTTAATAATTTATCATTAGATCCAAAACAGCCTAATTATATAGAAAAAATAATAGGTAACCAAGTTGAATCCATCCAGACTGATGGATCTGATAAATATCTTGATGTAACTGGTAATTATACTAATCAATCTAGATATGTTAGAGTAAAATCTGTAAGTTTTCCAACTCCAGATTATTTAGATAATTCAGGAGACCCTAAAACTGAGTTTACTGCTTCAATACCCACAGCTTCTACTGGGAGTTTTAAGGAAGCTGTAGGCTCAAATATCCCATCAGAAGCTGGCTTGTATTATAATAATATAACTAACACTCAAACACAAGGACTTATAGCTACTGATTATGATGATGCCATATCCTTACTTAGAAATAAAGATGAATTCCAATATACATTTATTACAGTACCTGGATTAATTAAAGATTTTGCATCCCACTCTTCAACATTAAGTACTTTAATATCAAATGGTCAAGAAAGAGGAGATACTATAACTATTATAGATTTAGTTAATTATCAATCTACTATACTTACTGTAACAACAGAAGCTAAAGCTATAAATAATTCATATGCAGCCGCTTATTGGCCTTGGGTTCAAACTTTAGATCCATCCTCAGGACAACAAGTTTTTGTACCAGCTTCAACATTAATCCCTGGAGTATACGCCTTTAATGATGCCGCGGCTGAAGTATGGAATGCTCCTGCAGGTACATCTAGAGGATTAATGAGTACTGCTTTAAGAGCTGAAAGAAAGTTAACAAAAACAAATCGTGATGATTTATATAAAGCTAATGTTAACCCAATAGCAACTTTACCTGCTACAGGAGTAACTGTATTTGGGCAAAAAACATTAAAGAAAAAACAAAGTGCTACTGATAGAATAAATGTAAGAAGATTACTTATTGAATTAAAAATTCAAATAGGTAACTTAGCAGACAATTTAGTATTTGAACAAAATACATCAGCTACAAGAAATGATTTCTTAGCCCAAGTAAATCCACTTTTATCATCTATTCAACAAAGACAAGGTTTAACTGATTTTAAAGTAGTAATGGATGAAACTAATAATACTCCTAATATTATAGATAATAATCAATTAATAGGAGCTATTTTTATAAAACCAACTAAAACAGCTGAATTTATTTCTTTAAATTTTAACATCACTTCAACAGGGGCAGATTTTAGCTAAAAAATACTATATTTATAACAAAATAAAAATCCAAATAATAAAATGGCAAATTTTCCTTCATCACCAGGAGTAAGTCTTAATGAAATAGACAAAACTTTTATTTCTCCAACACCCATCGCTGTTGGAGCCGCTATAATAGGACCAACATGGAAAGGACCAGTTGAAATTCCTACAATAGTAACTTCATACTCAGACTTTGTAAATAGATTTGGAGATTCTTTTGAAAGTGGAAGTGATAATTACTCATTTTTAACTTCTATATCAGCATATAACTATTTTGTAGAAGGAGGAGAATCTCTTTTAGTAGCTAGAGTAGTTTCAGGTTCATATACACCTGCCACTAATCCTGCTTTTAATTCTCTTGAAAGTGGGGTAATAACTACAGATACTAATGGTTTACTAACATCCATTTCTGCTGTTTCAGCCTCAATAGGAACATTCACAATATCAGGTTCAAGCAACTCGGCTTTAGGAGCAGGTTTTACAGGTAGTGTAACATTAAATACAGAAACTTCAATTTCCTCTTTAACTGCAACTAATGGTGGTTCTGGATATATAATTGGAGATGTTATAACTATCCCATCTCAATCTATGGGTATGGGTGGTAATGGTGGTACTGACTTAGTAATAACTTTAGATGCTAATGATATTGTTAATAACGCAGCATTTACATTAGAAACTTTATCTGAAGGAACTATAGCAAATAGTTCAGGTACACATAATTCAGATGGAACTTTAACTAATGGAACTGTAGATAATTTAAGATTTGAAATTGCTTCCTCCAACACTAACCAAGGTACATTTAATGTACTTATTAGACAAGGTAATGACAAAAAAGATGATAAAATTATTCTTGAAACATTTAATGGAGTAAATTTAGATCCAAATTCTCCTAGATATATTTCTAAAGTAATTGGTGATCAAGTAGTAGCCTATGATGCTACTCTAAATCAAACCATAATATCTTCAGGAGATTATGCTAATAATTCACGATATGTTAGAATAAAAAGTGTCTCATCCCCAACTTTAAAGTATTTAGATAATACAGGAAATGCTAAAACTGCTTTTACAGGTTCTATTCCAATTAACCAAAGTGGTTCATTTACAGGAGCTGTTGGAACAATTAAAGGTGGAGCTAATTTTTATAAAGATATATCAACACAAACACAAGGATTAGTAGCTGATAATTATAATAATATGGTCAATTTATTATCTAATGATAATGACTATCAATTTAATGTACTATCAACTCCAGGACTTTTAAATGAAAGTCACACATCAACTATTAGTTCAATTATTGCTAACACAATAAAAAGAGGTGATAATATTTATGTTTTAGACACTGTAGGATATGATGGAACATTAAATGATGCTATAGCGCAGGCAACTACAAGAAATTCATCATATGCAGCTACTTATTGGCCTTGGATACAAATCCAAGATCCAGGAACAGGTAAAAATGTATTTGTACCTGCTTCAACATTAATTCCTGGAGTGTATGCCCATACAGATAAAGTATCTAACTCATGGATGGCGCCAGCTGGAATTAGTAGAGGCGGTTTATCAACAGTACTTAGAGCTAAATTAAAATTATCTGAAGCAAATAAAACTGCTTTATATGATCAAAATATTAATCCGATAGCTACATTTCCAAGAAAAGGTATTGTAGTATTTGGTCAGAAAACACTACAAAAAGCAGCTTCTGCTCTTGATAGAATTAATGTTCGTAGATCATTACTTGATTTAAAATCATTTATTGGACAAGTAGCAGACAATTTAGTATTTGAAAATAATACAGCTACTACAAGAAATAAATTTTTGTCTGAAGTAAATCCATACTTAGAAATAATTCAACAAAAAGGAGGAGTATTTGCTTTTAAAGTAGTCATGGATGACACAAACAACACAGATGATGTTATTGATAGAAATCAATTAGTAGGTCAGATTTTTATCCAACCATCTAGAACAGCAGAATTTGTTAGTTTAGATTTTACTTTATTACCAACTGGAGCTGAGTTTCCTGCATAAAAAAATAAAAATTAAATATTTATAATAAAATATAACAAGAAAATAAAATGGCAATACTAGACCCAA